ATTAATTAAACTTGGATCTTCTGCATCACTATTTGTAACTGTTCCTGATCCTGTTGCAGCTGAAGCATCATCTGCCCATCCCACATCTGTACCAAATAGAGCATGGGAGCTTTTGAATGCTACATCTTCACCCCAATCTAACAAGTCTTGTGTAGAACCTCCTGGTTTTGTCAAGCCTCCCTCCCATAATGGAGACAGTTGCCTAGACCAGCCCATTGTAGATTTATCTAGGTTTGCAAGTCCTTTCCACCAATCAGTTTGTAATTCTCCTTCACGAAGGGGTCTATGTAGTAACTGTTCACCAATGGTTCCTCCACCTTGTTTTTGCAAGTAATCTGTGCCTTGTTTTAATGATGAAGTAAATTTACCAAGTTCTCCTCCCGAACCTCCTTGTCTTGTAAAATCTTCAAATTGGCTCCAATACTTCTTTAATGAACCACCAAAACTAAATTTCATAATATCTCCTATGCATATACACGTTTTTCAATTGGAAAATAATTCCATTCTCCAGGTCCAGAACCAATTGCTTTTCTTATTCTCTTTTTATCCCCTTTATCTAATTGAGCATAATGTAATGACTGACATGCATATCTGGAAGCACTCATTAAGTCATCCATATTTGCTACAATTTTACCATCCTTGCGGTGATACATTCTTATTTCTTCATACCAGTCCCTAAGATAATTAAACACTTTAAACCTATCAGTTTCCATTCTTTGCAACATTTCCATAATACCAGGTTCTATAGCAATATCACCTCCTGGATTTGTAAAATGTGTACCCATCATTTTAACTCCTTGCTTTCTATATATATCAGCAAGAGACTGACCTGATCCTTTATCATGTTGTGAACCATCATGAGGCCATACAACAGGAATCCAAGCTCCTCTTTCTTTAATTGCAGCAGCATGAATTACTGGAGTAGCAGCTGACTGTCTATAGCAATCATAAACATATACTATATCACTATCACGATCCCATGCAAGCCATACGGCTGCTGTGGGGTGATCCCAACCAAAATCAATACCGCACACTCGAGGCCAATAGTCTGGTATAGCAAATGGTTCACATTGGATATTTTCATCTACATTAGGAAATACCATACCTGAACCAAATACAGGAATACCCTTTGAACGCATTTCACGTTCATGTGGTGGTAATGCTCTTAGTATTTCTTCTTTGATACCTTCATCCAAATGAGGTGCGTCATCCCATGTTGCTGAGAACAATGCCTGTGAGTTTCCTAACTTTGTCATAAACTGGGTAATAACTGGAGTCATACCTGTTTCTGGAGTAAATGTCATATATACTAATCCTCCTGCTTTAAGAGATGCACGAAGTGCCTGAGAGTATATATCTTGTGGGGGTTCCTCATCCAGCCACACAACATCTACTGCCTTACCCATCCATTGTTGTTTCCCCTGCTCATAAGATTTGAACATTAACTTTGAGTTTTTACCAGAAACATGTTTAATAACAACACTTTGTACGGCATTAGGAATCCCTGGTAGTCTTAGTGGTTGACCAACAATAAGGTCTTTAGGAATTGTACCCTTGCCGTATTCCTCTGGATCACCAGGTTCTCCAAGTAACTCTGCTTGTACTATATCTCTTGTATTACCTGTAGTATTGCCAGCAGCCCAAACTGTAACTGGTCTTTTAAATTTAGCTCCTGTCCACCAATCAGGATATAGACCAGTAAGATGTATTGCTAATTCAACTGCTCCACAAAATGTTTTGCCAGTTTTATTAGCTGCCATTAATAAACGTTGCCTAGCTAATTTACCTTTATTATCTTTTGCATTATGAAACCTTTTTTGGTATTCATAAGGTTCATATACAAGCAGTTTATTAGTTTCTTCTGCTTCAATAATTGCTTCTGCAATTACTATGGCTCGTTCAGCACTACTCACATCCAACTCTCATTTATAATTAAATCCTTTGCTGCCTGTGCTTTTCTCTTTTTCTCAGCATCTAAAACTCTAGGAGTTACCCAATAACCTTTTGTATTCTTTACAAGTTTAACTCCTTGAATACCAGAAGTAATTTTTGACTTTTTTTGTATTTTTTGCCATTTTCCATCTACTTTTTCATAACCTCTTCCTTCTGGTGATTTGTCATATTCCTTTTGTTGTTTGACAGTTAGACCTCTATCTGATTCCGATTGTATGTAACTAAATTGTGGATCGGATTTGAGATTAGGAGAACCTTGATCTTTTGCTTTAGGAGCAAGACGATTTAAAACCTGAGATTTGGGTTTGTAAGGTTGGATCATACTACCGAGACGAAACAATTGTTTCCCATGTTCTTTTGCTAATGCTTTCTCACTCTTAATTTCTTTTGCAGATTTGCCACTTAATATATATCCTTGTCTGGGTTCTTCTGTAGGTTTTTCCCCTCCATACTCTGCCCATGCTTTATTCCTTTCTGCCTTTTTTGCAGCTGCTCTTGCTTTTCTTGCTTCTCCAGGTTTATCAAAACCTGTAATATTTTGTTTGGTTGATGGAGGACTATAATTAGGATTAGAACTATCTAAAATAGGATCAGGTTGTTTACCAGTTATTTCTGTGTATGCCTGTGCATCTTCCCTAGACATAAGACCTTTTTTACCAAACTTTTTCGCTGCATCAACTAATGCATCATGATATGATTCTGCTTGATATACAGGATCTTTAGTTTGGGGTTCAGTTTCGGTTCCCCATCCACCTTCCTTAGTATACTCTGAAAGTACCTTTGATCCTTTAGCCTGGTTTTCGGCTCGAGACAGTAATTGAGTATTTTTTGGATCAGCATGTATATCACTTAATTGTTTCGCTGATAATTGTCTTGTGCCACCTTCTCGTACTTTCCATTTATTCTTAACAAATTCAGGAGCAAATTGACTTACAGGCGTTATTCCTCTTGCTATTGCAGAAAGGGGCCACCTATGATCAATTTCACTTCTTCCTTTAATTTCTTCTCCTGTAGTAACAGAGAGTGGGAATTTTTTTTCTCCTGATGTTGTAACTTTAGTAATTGTTGTTGATCCTAATACTGTTGTAGAAGTTGTTGTATTTGGATCAGGAGTTTGTCGTAATTTCAGAGTCTTTCTTAAATCTACATAATTATCATCACGATAATCTCCAAATATACTTCTGTCGTATTTATATGTTAAATCTCTAGTTGGTTTACCACTTTTATTTAGAGTATGGGGTTGATAAACATCAGTAGCTTTTGGTGTTTTGGATACTGGTTGCGTACTTGTGACAACACTCTGAACAGTAGATGTTGCAGTAGAAGTCTTCTTCTCCTTTTTCTTTCTTTTCTTATGCCTTCCTAAATCAGCAAAGAACTTGGCAGCAGCACTTGATTCTTTTCTTATTGTACTCATATATCCCTCTCTACAAACATTTTCTTATATTTTTCTTTATTTTGTAAAGATGGATATATCATTGGTGCAGTACGATGCATAAGTGCATCTCCAAAGTCCTCTGAACTTACTTCACTTAATCTTTCAAAGAATCCAAGTTCCTTCTCACTTACCTTTTCTCTTTTACTGCGATTATATCTAACAACATCAGCCAATGCTCCTAGTGGTGCTAAACCCATTGTTAACATAGTAAGTCCTGTTAATCCTGGTCCTTTTAATATAGATCCACCTTTTTTAACTGCTGTTTTAACTTTTTTACCTTTTGTAGTAAATGTAGGTTTACCAGACTCTTTAGTCAGTACAGAAGATTTTTTAAGTTCCACATCAAGTTGATCATCCATTAGTAGTTCTTTTGCCCCTTGAGGTGGGAATGCATCTGAATGTTTAATTACCTGTTGTGATATCTTTGTTGAAGGAACTATAGCTTTTTGTTTTGCAGCTTTAGGATTAAGTAAGGCTTCAGCAGGATTTACTCTTTTAGTAGCTGTTCCCTGCATTGGAGAGGTTATCATGGAATTCTTGCGGTTACTACTTTTAATATCTGCAATAAACTTTGCTTGTGTTCCTGCTTGTATCCGAGCATTATACTCTTTAATTCTTTGATTTCTTAATGGGACATATTGCTTTTTCTTTGCTTTCTTAACTTCTTCTGGCAAATTCTCATATATCTCCTTTCTGGTAATCTCTGAACGTGTTGGTTTATACTCTGGTAGTTGTTCTCTTCTACCAACTACCTTCCCTCTTGCATCAACATCACCTACCTGTGATACATTTGCTCCTCCGAAAACTTCAGCTAAAGCTGGTGTAGCTGC